CCAAGGCTCCAATGCCTGCACTCAAAACATTTTGGGCCCCGGCGTACTGGTCTCGGGTGTCTGCTCCACGCAAGACATTAGCCGCTTCACCTGTTGTTCCGTAGGCCTGGGTTACCGCTTGGTTGGCAGAAGTCAGATAGGGATCAAAAGCTCCAATGCCTTGACCAATTGCAGCGTTCATTGCTGTCTGTTGAGCAGGAGCAAATCCGGCTACGTTGTAGCCTGGAAGCTGTTCGGCCAAAGGCGTACGGCCTTCATTAAAAGCCAATGCCTTGGCTTGTTTCAGTAGGTCAAGCTTATAGGCTTCAATCTCCGGGGCTTCCCGGACGATTTGTTGTGTTGTTTCGGTAGCCATGATCAGCCTTTCACCATTCCGCCTTTTTCAAGCGATTTCATGAGTTTGTACATCCGTGCAGCACCTTTGCGGCGACTTCCGTTGCCCGCATTGCGCACGGCCCTGGCGGTAAATACAAACTCACCGTCTGACAACATAGCAGGAATATCATCCGAAGTTCCTGTTCCAGGGCCGTTGATTGGCCCTGTCTTACGAGGGAATTCCCTAATTGATCCGCCCTTGGCGGCCATTATCGGCGCTGCTGTACCGATGAAGGGTGAGTAGTACTGTTGAAGAGCCTGTGTTCGGCGGCGGCCGTACTCAGGAGAGTACTGCGCTTGCATGATTCCCGTAGGTGCAACCACTCCTGGAACAGCAGCACCTTGTCCACCTGCATACAGAGTTGCACGAGTGGGATCGTATGCCCCTGCGCCTTGGGACTGATAGTTATACAGGCTGCCAGAGAACGCTTGTGGGTTGTCCCGCATGTAGTCCGTTCCCGTATAGGCAGGATCGTATACAGGCGTGTCGTCCACAGGAGGCTTCTCGAACCCGCCAGCTAAGTATGTCGCACCCAGCCCGGCTGCGGCCAGAGGAGCATACTTAGTAAAGAAGCCAGGAGCATTGGCTTCATAGGCAGCGTCATAGGCAGCTTCGGCTCCCGCCGAAGTTGGTGTGATACCTGCGGACTCCATCCGGCCTCTGTACGCTGCTACTGCCTTGTCTCCCGCAAGAGCGGCCTGCTCGTTTCCTGCCTGTATAGAGGGACGACTTGGGGAAAGATATTCGTTGTATCCACCAACCACTGCGTCGGAGGCCCTGTCGTACAGGCCCTTCGCACCTTCGGTGAAGCTTTCAAAAGCAGTAGGCTTCGTGACATATGACTCAATTTGCTGTGGCGTAAGTTGGGATTGGTTAGCCAAAGTAGCATCAGGAGACGAGAAAGACAATGCATCTTGTTGTGTAGGAATAGTCAACCCAGGGGCATTCCCTGCACCCGCGCTCATGAGGCCCACGCCTCCACGGGGCGCGTTGAAGCCTCCCGACAGAGACACGGGCGGCGTATCCTGTAGGCCTGATCCGGCCCCTGGAGACATTGCCTGGGCCTGTAAGTAATCAGGACTGGTAGTTAAGGAATAGTCAGTGGGATTCTGCATCAAGTACTGTGACTGCGCAGACAACTCTGGGGTGTATCCCGGCGCATTAGCTACTTGGTTAGCTTGTGCCTGTGAGATCAAGAAATTGTCCGCAGGCGCGGCGGTCTCGCCTTTGTAATAGGGAGAGTACTTGTCTGCCACAGAAAGATTAATTGGTCCCACACGCGGAGTCATCGGCTGTGATGGATTTACTGGGTCAGCACGGACATACTGATTGTTTCCAGCCGCATCCTTATAGACAAGGTATTCTTTTCCGTCCATGCCAACAGAGAACTGCTGTCCAGTCAAAGCATCCTGACGCATGACAGGTGTTAAGTTTTCAGTTGCAGTGCCTGTGCCTCCCAGGGATTCGATTGGGTCAAGAGACAGGTTTGATCCATCTGCTGCTGCATCGGTAGGAGCCTCGGTCCGTGTTCCGCCAGCCTGGCCACCCGGTAAGTAACCCTGCTGTTGGCCGTAAGCAACCCCTGCTCCAGTCAGGCCACCAATTGCACCCGCCTTTAATGCATCCTTTGCGGACATGCCTGAGGCAAGGCCAAAGCCTGTTCCTAACGCCGCGCTTGTGAGGCCTTGGTTCAAGACGCTACCCGCTGCACCAGGCATGTAGCCACTGATAGAAGGCGCAATTGTGCCTCCAATGTAACCCATGGCCGCGCCCTTAAGCACGTCTTGTAGGTTTCCACCGCCCAATGCGGCCATGCCGCCACCGACAATGGCTGCTGTGCCGGCGGTGCCAATGCCAAAGCCTGCGGCAACTGGGCCCAACAGCATGGTTGCGCCAATTGTTAGAGCAATTCTCCCGATAGGACTTTTGGCAACGTCTTTTACAACGTTTACAACTGCTCTCACAGGCGCGGTAACTGCCTTCCACGTGTCCTTTAACCAGCCATATTCCCTCAAGCCTGTGTAAGGGTTGATCGAGCCAAGGCCACCTGCTTTGCGCAGCATCTCGGCTTCTTGTGGGGTGATGTGAGCAAGGATGGTGTCCTTGCCTCGGCCCTTGGCTTGCAGTGCTTTGGCAGCGTCTGCCAAGCCCCCGCTCTTCATTGCCATAGGTTCTTGTGGTCCGGGGCCCATGGCCTCCGGAGAAACATTCTGTACTTGTTGAATACGCTGTTCGTTTATTGCCGCCAACATGGTGGAAATGAAACCCTGATCAAACTCAGGCGGGAAGTCACCTTCATCAATCGCACCCGCTTCAATACCAGCCCGGATAACTTCCTTGTACTGGTCAGGGTACTGCAACATGTACTCAAGCAGCGTGACAAAGGCTTCGATCTCGCTGGATTTGAGGTTGAGTTCGGACAGCTTAGAGCCAATGGCAGCCTTGTACTCGCCAAAGGCCTGCGGATCGGTCTCCTGCATGGCAGAAGATGCCGCGTTGTACGCGTCTAAGCTTGAGACGTAGCCCTGTGGAGGCTGCTGTTGTTTCTTTTGCATGGGCATGGGAGCCGCCATGATGCCTTCATTCGCCATGATTATCCTTTCCAGTTGATGCCAAAGGCCCCATGGGCCGCGCGTCGGGAAAGGACGCGAATATGGCTGTAATTATGTCGCATTTCCCTAGTTCCTGTCCATCTCTAAATAGGACAAGTAAAAGTCAACGGTCGCCACTGAACTGGTGACTTTGATCACGTCGGTTGCCTCCAATATGCAAGGCACACCGCTTAAAACATCCAAAGTCTGGTTCGTGGGCAGCGAGTAGACCTTCAACAAACAATATGCAGTGGCTGCGCCAAGCGGGTAGACGTTGACCGTCAGGGCTGTTGTGGAGGCGTTTCTGTTTGTCACCCGCAAAGAAGACAAGACCGCCGTGTTGGCGGCTGGCGCGGTATAGATCGTGGTCTCAGTCGCGGCCGCTGGGGTCAGGAATTTTCGAAAGTACTTATTTGCCATGATCAGTTTGCCGATACAAAGTTGATGGTGAGAATCACTGACGGAATGGCAGGGCGCGTGGGGCTCGTGCCAGCGGCGTAATGCTCCAAATAAATGCCAAGGTTGTCTGACCACCAGGCAACCTCTAAATAATCGTTGGTGGGATCATCTACAGTGAAAATACCAGTAATCGCTGGAACTATGTGGGACCAAATGGTGGCGGTTTTACGAGCAGGCACATCAAAGCGTGTGTTGCTTAAGGGGTAGTTGACCCCGGTGTCCTTGGCCCACACCTCAAACTCACCCGCTGTATTGCTGCGGTTTGTCACCTGCAAGGTAAATGTCACCAGGTACTGGCCCGCGCAGGGAACCTTGATCCGTGAGCCGCTCTCCACGCTGATGCCGTTGGAGAACGCTGGGGCAAACGTAAGCAGGTTCTCCGCTGTAATACTGGCGTTTGTCTGGTCCTGGTCCGAGATCATCATTGCCTGAGGCAAGATGATGCCGTTACTGTTCTGAAACCCACGAATACCACCAGCAAACCCGCCTCCCGCTCCGCTGTTCATGGCCATCCATGTTGCAGCGCCAGCGGTGTTTTCACTGGTTACCGGTGTATACGTGTTGTTGAGTTGAAGAATAACCTGCTCAAGGGAACGCACCAGTTGGTTGAACTGCGACGCATCATAGGCAGGCGATGCATTCGGCAGTCGAACGTTGGTAATCTTGCTCATCGCAATCCGTCCGGCTGAATGTCAACGCGCAACGTTCCATAGCGCCAATTGGTATCTACCTCATTGCTCTCGATACGCAAGCTGATCTGTCTTCCGCGCGCGCGAGTGTCAACCTTCTCAGTGTTTGGGGCAATGATGTACGGGTCCAAAGAACTTGGGCTTGCGCTGGCCTGAGGGTAAGGGCGCAACAACAAGTGAACAGTCAGGTTGCCCTCTTGGTTCTTGAAGTCAGGGATGAACCGCTTCATAAACAGCATCTGGTCGCCGTCGCCAATGTCAAAGTAACCAGACTTAACCAGGGCTGTAATAGCTGTTCCGTTGCCGTTCTTCCCGTCCTCTTGGTTGTATATCAGAGAGCGACCAGCGGTCAGGCCGTTGATTGTGCTAATCGTAGCGGCGGTGCTGTCGGGGAAGTATTCGGACGCAGTTGGCTTAGAGTAGGTGCCTAAATCCGTCCATGCTGTACGCGCCATAGTGCCAATAGACCAGACATTCTCTAAGTAGTTGTACGTCACAAATCGATCAATGTAGTCCGATGTGTATGAGCAATACCACCAGGTGACCTCGTTAAACTGAGTATTGACGCCGATATTTACCTTGGTGTTTTGTACAACGTTAATGTCTTGGAACACATAGTCCTGCACTGTACATGCAAGCTTTTTCACTGTTCCGTCGAACATGAAGAACGCATCCTTGCCCATCCAAAACGACACGCCGTTGACGTCAGCAGAAGCATGCGGGCCGATTAGGCCACAGTTAGAGCCCAGTTGCTGGAAGCCAAAGGTGTAGGGCGGACCGATGAACTGCATGCCATGCAAAGCGGTATCTGTCCATATAAGAATCTGTCCTCTGGATCGATCGGCAGAGATGATGCGGTTGCCGTCCGTGAGCCGTTGTCCGCCGGCCGTGTTGGTTGCACTCTCAACAAAACTGGTAATGTCCTCCTGATTGGAGAAGCGAACAAACATGGGGTCCTGTGTCGCTGGAGTACCAATCGTGGACTCCGTGCCAAAGCACACCAAGTGCCTGTCCGGTGTGGACACCAAGGCATACGTACTCTTTGTGGGAGCGCCAGATATAACTGTTGCACGTACGCAATACCTGCACTTGTGTCAAACAAATAGATGGACCCGTTCACGAGTTGGCATACAACGTCTTCGCCAAAATTATCAAACTGCCAGACCCGCGAATCAAGGGAGATGGAAGTAGAGGGTGGTCTTGGTGTTCCCCAAGTGCTCGCGCCCCACGTTCCTATGCCCCAGCCGTAGTCCACTGTACTGACAGCGCTTCCTATGTTGATTTGATAGGCAGCATCTGCGGTGCCTGCGGCGTTGACCGTTGACGTGGCAGCAGCAGGAGAAAGGATGGTGTATTCATTGGCATTTGTGATGAACTGAATCTCAAATTCACCAGTCAGACTTGCGTTAGAAATACCACCAGGGTTTCCTGTTACGTTTGAGAACGTAACAAAGTCTCCTGTAATACAACCATGCGCCGTGTCATTTACTGTGACAGTGGTAGAGGCATTAATCGTGTCAAAGGTGACCCCAACTGCTGTTCTACGAATAGGTGTGACATCCCCCCACAAAGCACCGTACAAGGCATACAGCTTTCTGTTGGTGCCCACGATCATGTAGGGCGCACCGTCCAAAGCATTCCAGGCGTATATCTCGCTGATCATGCCAACTAAGTAGGCAGCGATCTCGTTAAATTGTGTCCAACCGCCTATTTTTTCAGGAAGGCCATAGCGAAAGCGCACGTAGTCCGTGTCAATCCAGCCGCCTTCAGCGCCGTACTCAGTGTTTTGTTTATCTACACCAGGTTTGAGAACAATTCGTGCGAGTGCCATGGCTTATCTAAATCCTGCGGTTTTCTTTGCAATCTTCTTTGGTTGAGCCACAAACTGCTTGCCCGCCGCCTTGCCTTTGCGCTTGGCCTTGGTCGTGGCTGCATATTCAGCCGGGGACAAAGACTTGATAGCTGCTTCAGGAAGATACCGCTCACCTGTTTTTGACGAAGGCTTCCCCGACTTAGTGCGCCATTTTTGGTCACCCCAGTTTTTTAAGGATTGCTGTGGGGCTTTCAATCTCGGTAGCCTCCGCCTGCCTTTTTATAGCGCTGCGCTACCATTTGTGCTTTTCTGGCTGACCACTGTCCTGCGCCAGTGCCTGCTGTTGCCTCGGCCTTTACGGCGTTAAAAATACGTTTGCGTAACTCGGGCTTGGTGTAGTTGCCCGCAGCATTGACCGTGGACTTTGCTTCGCCGCCTGCCTTAAATGAAGCGGTTTTAGCCGCATTGGCAAAGTCAGATTTTTTTGGCGCACCCTTGGTACCAACACTGCGCATCTTTTCTCCTGATCCAGAGGCAATGCGTTTTTTCTTTGCAGCAATATTGGCATACAAACCGCCGCCTGCACTTTTCTTTACTGGGGTTTTCATATCAGCCTACATTTCTTTCAAAGTGAGGGCAGTCCACCAGGGACTTGAAGTTGCCGCCCCAACGGTTTTTAGGGTGCAGGGTTTCCCAGTAAGCGCCCAGCGGCGCAAGGATTGCTTTGTCCCAAATGATTTTTCCGTCCTTGAAGAAATTCAAGTCTATGGCGCAGCGCTTTAGATGGATGGAATTCATAGTCTTGGAACGCCCCGTCTTAAAATAAATGGCTTGCTGTTCGGGCGTACGAGCAAGTTCCCCGCCGGTCACCACGAATCCTTGGTCTGTAGCGTACTGGATTAGCTTACACATGTCCAGCAAAAACGCAGCTTGTTCGGTGCTTAAGCTCATTTTCTGCCTTTCATTTCGGCTAATTTCTCAATGGTTCTGCCGCCAAAATATGCGCCCATAATCAGCATGCCCCACTGCCCAAGCAAGGATACATAAGACTCGTTGGCGTTATAGCCAAAGGCAGACATCATGGCAAATAGGAAGTAACCTGAAAAGATGGCGATCAAGCTCATGGGGCGGATATTCTTAGACAACCAAGAGTCTGACCCCATGTCGGACTTCCAACGGTCTGTTACGTTGTTGTCCTCGTTCTTGGCGGCATCAGCAAACATCTGCAATTCAGCCAACTCCATCTTGGCCTTCTCAATACCAAGCTCAAGCAAGCGTTCTTCATGTTCAAACTGAAGCTGGCGCAGATTACTGACATCTTCAGGTGTGGGGTCGTCAGGTATCTTTACGCCCAAAGTCTTTTCAACAACCTCTTTGCCTTTGGCTTGGATAGCGCTGGAGAGTAGTGTCAGCCCATTTTGGGCCAAGCTACCGAGGAGGGATGCGACTATTGGAATCATTTCGTTTTTCCTTTTCAACTTCTCTGCGTAATTTTTCCATCTTTTCAATTTGCTGTTTGGCTTCATGCTTCATTTGAAGCACATCCATGTACAGCATTCCAATCAACGGCAACAACACAACTACAAGCAAACAAGCGGCAATCCATCCCACAACTAACTCCCAGTCCTGTTTAAGAGGGCTAACAGTAGCCACAGGTATAGGAGGAAAAGAAAAGTCGCCAGCAGGTACGCCTGCCTTTCTCTTAGGAGCCGCTCCTCTTCCTTGCGTTGCCATGATTCATCATCCCGTTTCTTCCTTGCTTTGTCCTGTTCTATCTTAATGACATCCCGCATATCAAAAACTTTGCTATACAAAGCCCCCATCTCTTTGGGAGCGCCGTACACCATAGCCTCTCTTATCTCAACCTCCAACAACGCCATCTGGTCTTGAGCCATGACCCGCTTTAGGGCGGCCTCCATCAGGTTAGCGTCTGGGTCGTAGACTGTTTTGCTCTTCTCTTCCTCTTCCCTTATGTGGTCGGCAAGCTGTTCTTGCAACTTGAAAAACTGGGAAAGCTGAACAACGATGTCTGCCATGACTTGGGTTTCGTCAACGGCAACGTAGGCTTCCTTCTTTTTCGCCACAGGCTTGGGGCTTGTGGTGGGCGCTGTTCCGAAGAGCTTTGCCCAGAATCCTCTGACTGCTTTGACATCTGAAGCAACTTCATCAACAGTCTTCTTGATCTCCATGAAAGACGTTTTAGCGTCTTTGTACAGCTTGCATCCCTGCTTGATAGCAGAGACACAGGCATTGGCGGCAAAGAGAATGGAGAGAGGATCAATTTCATTTCACCGTTCAAGATATTGAACCCGTACGAGTTCCAAATGCAATCCATGAAATATAGGAATTTCCGGTAATAGCGCCTCCAGCAGCGCCGCCAGCGCCGCCCGGTGAGAGCGCATAGCCAGCAGCGCCAGCATTTGACCCAATTGATCCAGCAGTCCCCGCAGTCCCCCAACTTGCACCTGCGCCGCCATTGCCGCCAAAGTTTGTTGTATCTGGAGCGCGCGCTCCTATACCGTTAGTACCAGCAGATGAAATTGTGCCGCTCGTTCCGGCAGTAGAAGCGCCCCCGTTTTGAACGTAGAAATTTCCTCCAGCCCCGCCAGACGAGTTTGTATTGCTTGACTGTCCGCCACCGCCACCGCCACCACCCCAGCCTTGCCCACTAGCATAAGTAGGGCCGTTTGCAAGTGCGCCACCGCCACCGCCACCGCCACCGCCACCAGCAATCGTTCCAAGGTTGTTGATAAACACAGCCGCAGAAACACTCAATGCAAGACCGCCATTTCCGCCAACCCCGGCAGTAGGCTGGCTAAAAACATTCCCATTTGCCCCAGCGCCACCAGCGCCCCCCATACCGACGATATACCCGCTATTTATAAGCTGAACGCCGTTGGGGAAAGAACCTGTGATGGTTAATGCTGGAGTGCCTGTACTGCTGGAGGATATGTAAACACCAGACCCAATTGTTGCCACCGGCTGCGATTGACCATCCCACCCAGCCGATAAAGCCAACGTGCGTAAATCAGCATTTGTTTGATTGGAGCTAATTGTGAATTTAAACAAGCTTGCCCCACCCGCCCCATACGCTCTGGCAGATGCTGCGCCTGTAGTAGATAGGATTGGCATGATTAGGCGTACTTGGTTTGTGAAGCCAAAACTGTAAAGGTGGCACTTGCCGTCTTTACAACCGCAAAAGTGTAAACATCAATACTGCTGGCATTTCCGCTTGAGGGGGCATTTCCTGTTTGCCACTTGGGAGTAACAGAATTTCCATCAATCTGATAGGCCGTTGGGTAGTATGGGGTAGCTCCGTTTGTGACCAACAGCGCAATAGTGACCGACTGACCAGTAGACAAAATACTATTTAAAGTTGTTGAGCCATCTCCACGGATGTTGAATGTGAAGTTGGCTGACGCATTGCTTGTGTAGAACTGAACAGCTTGGGTGGTTACATCAAAGTTAGTTGTTGCCGATGGCGCAGATGCTGTGATGGTTGCCGTTTCAAACAATGCCTTGATATTGCCGTAAGTGGTAAATGTCGGAGTTGATATGGATGGCGTTGTGAGTGTTGGACTTGTAGACAACACATTGTTACCAGAACCCGTGGAAGACGTAACCCCCGTTCCACCATTGGCAACGGGCAGTGTGCCTGTGACGTTGGTAGTTAAATTTGCGAATGTGGTTGAAGTAGTGCCTGTGCCACCATTGGCAATTGGCAAAGTCCCCGTCACGCCTGTTGTAAGGGGTAGCCCTGTGCAACTTGTCAAAGTACCCGAAGAAGGTGTTCCCAAAACCGGAGTTGTTAGCGTTGGGCTGGTTAGGGTTTTGTTGGTCAGTGTTTCTGTACCAGCCAATGTAGACAGTGTGCCTGTAGTTGGTAGTGTGACTGATGTTGTGTTGGTTGCGGTCAGGGTAGTCGCAAACGCACCTGATGTTGTCAAGTTGCCGCCAAGCGTAACTGTTTTGCCTGTGTTTGCTACCCCTGTACCGCCGTTGGCTCCAAGCAATACACCTGATATATCAGATGTGCTGATGTCGATTGCATCAAAACTTGTGTTTGTTCCGTCAGACTTAAGGTACTTGCCGTTGGCACTTGCCTGACTTGGGGCTAACGCATTGAACGCAGCATTTGCTGTAACTTGTCCTGTACCACCGTTGGCAATAGCAAGTGTGCCGGTTAAGTTTTGAGCTTGGACATCAAAGAAATTTGTCCCGTCTGACCAAACCATGACCTTATTGCCAGCCGCAATAGCAATCCCAGTACCGGCAGCGGTTGTGTTGCCAATGACCGTAGAGTTGTAGATGGTGATTGTGAAACTGCTGTTGTTCCAAATGATGTACTGCTTAGATACAGGCGGAGCGTAGATAGCAGAGGCCGCAGCCGCGCTGTTGAGCTTCAAAATAGCGTAGATAGACTGGTTCAGCGCCGAAGAGGATGTTGGCCCGTTTACATAGGTCAGAGCTTGGTTTGTTGAGGTAATTGTTACCGTGTTAATACCGGCAATAGCAGTATCAAAGATATAGGCAGAGTTGTTGTTGGTAGTGGTTCCCCATGTACCGGCTTGGTCGCCCGACCCAATAAGCTCAACCCGTAGGCTGTTGGAATATGTACTGCTCATGGTGTTTCTCCTTGTGGGGGATTATCCACTGTTTGCTGGTCTTTGGCTTCCTTTTGGATAGCCTCTATGACCTGAAAGACTTCGGTGTATGGGCGTGTTCCAAGGTATTGCAGGATGGCGTTTACCAAGTTGGTTGAGAGTTTGATGTCGTTCATGGTGTCTCCAACGCTGTGATTCGTGCTGTCAGGGCTGTGATGAGGGCTTGCTGTTCTTGGATGGCGGCTGTCAATGTGGCGACCAA